ATCATAATTACTACTATAATTTACGACATTTTGGGCTAAAAGTCAAGCTTTTTTTTGAAAAAGGCGCGCCGCAGGGCCGCACAAATCAACAAATCGGTTGTGGCTGAGTATTGTAGGTCGTATATTAAGGTATTTTTTTGAAAAAAAATGAAAAAAAGGCTTGACAAGCATACCATTTTATCCTTATATTTAGGTATGAGAAATGAGATAAATAACAAAGGAATAGAAAATGGCTAAATATATGACCGACGCAGAAGTGGAACAGATGGAAAATGCGTTAAACGAACACTTTGGCGGTGAGGCTGAGAGTATGGCTAGGGAACAGGCTATGGCTGATATGATGTTAGAGGGTGATGAATTTGATTATCAGGAGTTGAGCGATTACACAAATTTGGTAACCGACGTAGTGCCTGAGGCTTTATAATGACAAACGAACAAAATATATTACTATTAGATATGACCTACGAAGAACATATAAAAAGATTAGATGATTATTATAGGAAGATAAGAGAAGAGAAAAGAAAGGGAACGAAGTGACCTACGAAGAATATATGAAATTATTAGAAGAGGGTGATAAAAGGGTGAGAGAGATGGGAAGACAAGCTAGAGAAGCGGCTATGGAAGAGGCTGAAGAAGAATTTGTTAGTGAGACTGTGGCCAGTTATATGGTATACGGAGGCGCTTAATGAATCCAAACGTCGGTAAATATACCTATAGTGAGGTTAAGGAAATGACCATATTCAGGCGATACGAATTGTTCGGTTGTCTTGAGGCTGAGGATGTGATGAGGTCGATGTTAAAAGAATCTAAAGAGGAAGCGTTCACCGGCGGTCAGAATGAGATAGCTCAGTTGGAAGAGATGGTCGATATACATTATATTGAAAATAATTAAAAAAAGGCTTGACTCGTATTGATTTATTTCGTATATTAAGGTGTAAGATAAATAAGACTTAGTGTGTCTGAAAAGCGGTCTTAAGACCGAGAGTGGTGTAACTCCGGAGGTTACAACGTTGGGTTCGATTCCCACCAGGCGCCCAAAAAAATTAAAAAAAAGGCTTGACATTAACAAAATAATGTCGTATATTTATGTATGATATTTGATTGATAAATAAAGATTTGATCGTGAGTGGTTTTGTAGTTTTCTTCTCTAATTGAAAACGAGGACATTTCAGACTTTTCATTTTAATTCAGAGTACTGAAATAGGCGGGTGGGACATTTTTGATTTGCGGTGGAAGTATCAAGGGTGATACGCTTCTATTCCATAGAAGAGGGTGGAGTTCGATTCTCTAACACCGCTCAATAACTGACCTGAGAGGCGCCTTAGGTCGAAGCGAATAGGATGTGATGACATCACTGTTCTATTCAATAGTCAGGATTCGCTTCGTAAATTTAAGCGGTGAGCTAAAAAATAATCAGCGCTAATAACTGGAGAAATACAATGGACACAGATGACTTTGAGGAATTGACCAACGCACAACAGGCGGACTACCTGATTAAGAGGGTGGGTAGAAAGATAAGTGAGGTGCGTACAGGAGAGTTCTGGACGAAGGATTACAGCGAAGGTGAGATGCAAATGATGTTAACCGCTATGTGGGAGGGATACGAACGCACAGGCGACGACAAAGGGGTTGTGGTTGGGTTCAGCTGATGATAACTGGAGAATCTGACATTGTGTCGGATAACTGGATATAATGGCTACCTGCACTAATTAGTCGTTAACCCAAGCGATATGACAAAATGACAGACCGCTCAGACCTATTTTCATCGAGGTGTCATTTTTGCCCCTATAAGAATTAATAAACTAAGGTATCATTTATGATAGACAAAAAACAAATAATAGAGCTATTGGAGAACATCGACCAGCTTTTAAACGACGGCAACATCGATGACGCTCAAATAGAAATAGCGTTATGGTTGAGAACCCTTTACAAGGAATCACTGCTTTGAAATTCATCTATCTTAACCTATATAAATTTAATCAATCCAAACCCATATGTGAGGTCAACGATGTTCTGGTACAATGGGATGAATGCGATTTATCCAATTTACCACCATTGATAGAACCCGGCACCGCATCTATGATTTCACACGGGAAGTTCTCCAAATACAATGAGGAAGACCTACCCACAACATTTATGGATACCGATGGTAACGAACATTTAATCGCTGATATAACTATGTACAAATCTTCTAAGCGTTATTAAATGGATTACAGATTAATTATAGGCGATGGTTGGATGTTCATAGCCGTCGGTCTTTACGTCATTTACAAATACATCAAATCAGTTAGGAGTTATAAAAATGGAGATTGACCACGTAGCGATTCAGGTTGACGACATAAAGGAATCAATAGATTATTATAAGGGTTATGGAGCCAAGCTTATATATTGGGGTAGAAAGAATAAATACACACCATTTGATTTAAAACACGATTGGGCCTTTTTGCAATTCGATAACATTAAACTGGCTTTGGTCTCAGGCGAATCACATCCATATCACATAGCATTTGCCGTTGATATGTTGGATAGTAAGGAGACCACAAAACATCACGATGGTACTGAGAGTTATTATACGACCGACCCCAGCGGAAACAAAATAGAAATAATAAAATATCCAGAGGGATATCCAGAGGAGTTACAATGACCATAATGGAAGCCTTTAAGATTATGTCCGACCACTTTGACGACGATGAGGAGTTGGGGGCATATGTTAGAATGTTGACCACCATACCCAAGGGTTCTTTGGATTTGAACGGATTCAACTTAGACCTCAAACACTTTGCCGATGACTTTCACGAAGGCAGGGATGGTGATGGTCATAACTTAACTTTAGATGATTTACTAAACAACGTAGGACTTAGAAAACAATGATATATTTTTTAATGCTTGCTGCTATACTTTGTTTAATTGGAGCAGTATATAATTTAATGAAGAACAAATGATTAGAGAAATAATACGACCCTTATTACAAGAGATATATAGAGACGATGGTTGGAAGATGTTGGTCTGTTGTATGTTGGTTAACGTAACCAATAGAAAACAGGTGGACACCATAAGGGATAAATTATTCAATAGGTATCCAACACCTCAATATATGATGAACGCAGAACATTCGGAGTTGGTGGATATAATTAAACCATTGGGATTGTACAACACGAGAGCTGACCGTTTGATAAAGATGAGTGAGGGTTACGTCAAAGGTTTTAAATCTGTGGATGAGTTATATGGTATAGGACAATACGCTAAAGACTCGTGGGATATATTTCAAAATAGTAATTTAAACATAAAACCAAGAGATAAAGTTTTACAAGAATATCTTAGACAAGAGAGCAATCAATGATGTATTTTTTATTAGGTGTCTTAGCACCTATATTTTTAAATCTTTTACATATGTGCATCAACATATATGTTTGTGTCGCAAGAGGAAGCGTTATGAGTTTAGCTTTCAGCGGTGCTGGATTCTTTACCAAAAGTATGGGTATGGTTGTAATAATGTATTTGGGTATAGAGACATTTGGACTCAACTTTAAAATTTTTATACCATTACTTAGTTTGTTTTTTCTGATGACGCATTTTATTGAGGCGTTTGTCATACAACACTACATACAACAAAACGTACCAAAACATTTACAAGACTTACAACTATGAGAGAACGAATCACACTCTGGTTTTTTCATAACGTGATGTTGAGAATATTTGGTATTTGGTATGGTAGGCATTTAGCTAAGATTAGGGATAATGGTGAGTTCGGTAGAAAACATAGACCACCGAATTCGGTCTGAAAGGAAACATGCAAAAAAACAAACTAAAGAAAATTAATCTGACTCAGTTTTATATTCAATTGATGACCGCATCAATATTTGCTTTTATGTCAATCAGAGATGAGGACATCCTAAAAATGATGATAGCTTTTTTATTATTATTTAATTGGGCTTTGGGATACTGGCGTCACAGAATAGTTCGTAGAAGAATTAATAACAATATGAATCCGTGGACACGAAGAGATTAAAAAAAGGCTTGACTTTAATAATAAATTTTTTTATATTAGATTAAATAATCAGAAAGTAAACGTAGAATGAAAAGAAAAAAGAAAACTCCTAAAAGAAAAAAGTGTAGCAGCTGTGGAAAAATAAGGGAGGTATCTTTAACAAAAACTATAGTTCCAACTTATTTTGATTACAAAAATATACCACCTTATCAAAAGGGTAAGAATAAAATAAAGCGTGAGGATTTAAAGGGTGACAGAAAATGCATAATCAAATATTTTTGTGAGGAGTGTAGATGAAGAGTAAAGTAGAAATGGCGTTTGAAATTGTTGAGATAATATTAACCCTCATAGCAGGTGGTCTTATATTATATGTATTAATTGGATTCTCACAGGCTATGGATGCTTGGAACGAACTACATAATTTGATGAATAGATGAACTGGTTTTATTTTCATTGTATTTTAGGTATTGTCATACTTATTGCTGACCATAACGGAACCTTAGAACCGACCATAAATAAGTTTGAGGAAAGTATTGGTATCAGAACAGAAACCGTAAAGGACACAATAGATACGACACCACCATATTACATACCACCGATAGAAAAGGGGGAAGAGGATGACGAAGAAAAGAATTTATAAGTCATCAATTGGAGCTATTCCAAAGATTGTAAACAACATAAGTTTTAAGACACGTAATCAAAAAATATTTTATGACATAATAAGTGAGGAGCAAACTCAATTGGTATTATGTCACGGAATAGCTGGAACAGGTAAAACCTATGTTTCAGTTTACAAAGCGTTACAGGATGTTTTACGTCGTGGAACTGGCTATGACAAATTGATAATAATAAATCCAACTGTGGACGTTGGTAATGAGGATAAGTTAGGTTATCTACCTGGCGAGTTAGATAAAAAGATTCAACAATATAACGAATCAACATTTACCATTTTAGATAAGATAGTTGGTAAGGATAAGGCTACAAAATTGTTAGCTGATAACAAAGTTGAGATTAGTGTTTTAAATTTTTTACGTGGGGTCAACTTAGAAAATTGTTATGTGATATTAGATGAGGCGCAAAACGTATCACCAATGCAAATTAAAACTTTGATGACCAGAATATCTAATAATTGTAAAATGATAATGCAAGGTGATTTATCTCAATGTGATAAATACAAAACTAATGGTGTGACAAACTATGAGAAGAGTGGATTCTATGATGCATGGTTTAGACTCAAAGGTGTTGAGGGTGTGAACCATATGGAATTTGATAGAGAGGATTCGGTTAGACATCCATTAGTAAAAAGGATTTTAAAAACTTACGAAGATGAACATCTAATAAATTTAAGTAATAATAAATAAGAGGTTATAAATGAGATATGGTTATGCATGTATCAACATGCGATTGTCTTACCCACAAAAATATGGTGGGAAAGAAAAGGGAGTAAAGCCAATAACAACTGGCCGTAGTATGATTAAGAGAACTTTTGAAACCAAAGGTTTGGATTATGCTTCAGAGCTCACATTATTAAATGTAAAAGATTTAGATACTATTATAGATTACAACGTTATGTATGGTTATAACTTTTTTAGGATAACGAGCGGTTTAGCTCCGTGGAAATCTGAATATAGTTGGGATGACCTTAAAGACATAGAGGATATTCGATGGTATCTTCATTCAGTAGGTATTAAAGCTGAAACGCATGATGTTCGTATCACCAGCCATCCAGGCCCTTTCAATGTTTTGACCTCACCACACGAACACGTTGTTAAGAATTGTATAGGAGATTTAACTGACCACGCTGATGTATTTGATATGATGGGATTGAGTCGTACACCTTATAATAAAATTAACATCCACTTGGGTGGAGCTTATGGAGATAAGGAATCTGCTATGGAGAGGTTCTGTAAAAATTTTGAACAACTACCCGAATCGGCTCAAACGCGCCTAACCGTAGAGAACGATGATAAGGCTTCTATGTATTCGGTTCAGGAGTTATATGATGGAATATATAAACGAATCGGTATACCGATTGTATTTGATTATCACCACCATAGATTCTGTGATGGTGGGCTTACAGAGCAAGAGGCTTTGGAACTAGCTATGTCTACCTGGCCAAAAGATATTGTGCCAGTAGTTCACTATTCCGAAAGTAGAAGTAAAGAACAAATGGATGAATCGATTAAACCACAAGCTCACTCTGATTATGTTTACGATTATATCAACACATATGGAAATGATGTGGACATAATGATTGAGGCTAAACACAAAGAGTTGGCTGTTGATAAATACAAACAGCTACACCAAAGGTATCATCAAAGTAATTCTCTTTTTGACAAAAAATCTAATAATTATATTTATGGATGAAATAAAAGAAATAAAAGAATGGATAGTTGATTACTTAGAAAAACCAAGTGATAACTTTGGTGGTATGCCCGTTTGTCCCTTTGTTAAAAAAGAAAGGATGACGGAAAGATTATTGATTGATGTTTGGAAACCTGATGAGAAATCTTTTTTAGATTTATTGGAAAGGTTGAATGAATCAGAGCAATATACCTCAGCACTTTTAATATGTAAGGATACCGAAGATATAAAATGGGAAGAGGTAGATAGAAAAAAATTTCAAAAAACAATTCAGGTTTTGATGGAAGACAAAGGTTATAAAAATCTTAAGGCTTTATGTTTCTCACCTTTCGAAGAGCATACCGCAGCTGGCGAAGAGACGAGAAAAGGTTCACCTTATTTTCTAATCAACATAGCAGGCACAAAAGAATTAAATGAAGCTCATCGCTCATTATTTAAAACAAAATATTTCGAAAACTTTTCTGAGAAAGAAATTAAGGAATTAAAAGTTTATCCAAAAGATAAGAAAGTTTTATGAAGTGGAGCAAACGTCACAAAAAAACCTTTGGGAGAAAAACTAAAGAGAATGACTCAACACGAAATAATTTTAGATACCCACCTAAACCAGACTCTTATTATACTAAGGTGCCAGGTCATTGTAGGTGGTGTGATAAGATGATTACTAAAGAAGATGGGTCAATCAATGAAAGACGTAATTGGCATGAGGATTGTTCTGATGAGTATATGTTTTATTTTCACTCAGCCGCTACAAGAGATAAAGTTTTTGAAAGAGATAGAGGTAGATGTAATTATTGTGAAAAAAATTATATGGCATGGGAAGTTGACCACATTAGACCGTTGGCTGAACAAAAAGGTTTAAAGGCAGATGAGTTGGATTGGTCATACTGGCAGATGGAAAATTTACAAACACTATGTTACAAATGTCATAAAGAAAAATCAGGTAAAGAATTGAAAAATAAATTTAAGATGATTAGAGAAAAGAAATCAAAAGTCCAAATAAAAAAACTTAAGACTTTTTTATAAATGTTTTTAAAAAAATTATTATATTTATATTTGTTAATATGGAGAAAATTAATGGATAAGGTAAAAGAAAAAATAAAAAAAGGGTTTGACCCACAAATCGATATATTGCATGGTGGGGATGGTTTGCCAGATTGGATGCAATATACGATTACCATTATGATGTTCACAACTTTAGGTGGAGTGTTGTACTTACTATTTCATCCAGTTTTAGATTTAGATGAAACCCATAGAGATTTATTAAATATATTATTAGGTAGCTTTATCGCATCATTTGGAAAAGTTATTGATTTTTGGTTTAAGCATGATAAGAAAAAACCTAACACAAATAGTTAGTTTTTTATTGTCATTGATAAGGAGTAATTTTATGAAAGCAGAAAAAACATTAACAACATTTGATGAGATTATACAAATCACATTAGACCACGAAGGTGGGTATGTTCACGATCCAAAAGATTTAGGTGGTGAGACTAATTATGGAATAGCTAAAAGATTTTATCCCGATGTTGATATTAAGAACCTGACAGAAGAAGGTGCTAAGGAAATTTACAAAAAAGACTATTGGGATAAAAATAAAGTAGACCAATTACCTGATGACTTAAAACATATCTTCTTTGATATGTGCGTAAATCAGGGTAGAGGAACTGCTGTAAAAATATTACAGCGAGCAATCAATGGTAAGGGAGGTGATTTAACCGTTGATGGTGGATTCGGGCCAGGAACAAAAGCGGCTTTAGAAAAATATAAACCATCCACCGATAGAGTTCGTTGTTATAGGCTTAAACATTATTATGATTTAGTTAATAAAAAGCCAGAGCAAGAAAGATTTATTTATGGTTGGTATAGGAGAGCTTTATCAGTTTAAATAAAGGTTGTTATGAAAGAAGTTGAAAGAGGTGCGGGTATAATTACCTACACCTTATCAAATGAAAATAAACCACTATTTCTAATACTTAAAGGTGGTGCCACAATTTGGGGATTTCCAAAAGGACATATAGAGGATGGAGAACTTCCATTACAGGCTGCTAAAAGAGAAACCTTTGAGGAGACAGGCATAAATCCACCATTCTTACATAGTGATTGGAAAGTGGTGGATAGGTTTATGGTTCGTAAAAATTTAACAACAGGTAAGGTATACAAAATACCTAAGTTAAAATTTGTTACATACTTTTTAGGAAGAACAAATAATCTAAAGGTTAAGTTATCAGATGAACACACAGATTATAGGTGGGTTCCATATAGTGTAGCCAGAAATATGTTGAGATTCAACAAAGACCTTTTGGAAAATGTTATGAGTTATTTAAAATTATATTACAAAAAAATAGAGGCGTAATGTTTGAAAGAGAACAGAAAAAATTAGTAAAACATTTTGATGGTATAAGTGCTGTTATACAAGAATTAAGAGTTATATTAGATGAGTTATATATGAATGAAAAACTTGAGGATGACCATAATCCGGCTTATTCTAAAGTCATTAATTCACTTGACAAACTCTATATAATAAGAAAAGATTTTGAAGAATTAAGAGATAAGGTTAGGAGAAATGATGTTTGAATTTATGGTGGTTTCGTTACTAATTTACATAGCTATTAAAATGACAGATAATAATAGACCGAGGTTTTAATGAACGATGTGTTACATTTTTTAAAACATTTAGTTGGATTGTGTGGAGAGTATTCACATCCAAGTATACTATTGACAGGTGGAGTTTTTATTACAACATTAAGTTTGTATTGGAAAAAAATAATTGATTACACCAAAGACTTTTTTTAATGGATTGGTTCGTTAAAGACGATGCCCCAAAAGAAGTTAAAATAGCCTTAGAGGCTTTTTTAGAACAATCACGTATAATCGTTGAATATGATTTAGATAATATGCCGGCGGAATATATGATAAATTTATTTAGAGCTATATCTAAATATCCACAATATGATTATTTGGTTGATGAGATTTTAGCTATCATAATTTCAGAGTTAGGAGAAACAGTATGAGTAAATATAAATCGAAAGATGGTATAGAATTAAGTCTTAGCGGAGACAATTCTACCAATAAACTTATCAAAGAAGTGGTCACCGAAGCTATTAAGATGGGTGATAAACAAAGATATTGGAGTTCACAATGGAGAGACATAAGAAATTTTTTAATTGAAAATTTTGATATTATGGCACCACCTTATGGTGAAAGCGGAACCATCAATAAGAGGAATAATCCTTATCCGTCATTAGAGATGCCGTGGGATGAATTTGAGAAAAACCTTAATCCAGAAAAGAATCTTTGATATTTATCTATGAATGATGTTTTACATTTGATATTGATGAAAGACCCTTTTGATAGAATACTAAGTGGAGTTAAGAGAATAGAATATCGTGATAAGACAGATTATTGGAAAACTCGCTTAGAAAATAAAAAGTTTAATAAAATACATTTTAGAAATGGTTATCAGAAGGACGCTAGACAAATGATAGTCGAACATAAAGGTATGGATATCACTAATCAATATGAAATCAAACTTGGTAAAATTTTAAAAACGGAGAATATAAATGAGTAAGAAATTAAATGTCAGAGAGTATCAAGCAGAATTAATTAAAGTTGTAGATGGTGATACAATTGATTGTTATATTGATTTAGGTTTCAATATTAAAATTAAAAAAAGAGTTAGATATATGGGTATCGATACTTGGGAGAGTAGAACAAGAGATTTAGCTGAAAAAGAAAAAGGTTTGGCTGCTAAAGCAAGAAATAAAGAATTGTTAGAAAGCGGTGTGTTTAAATTAAAATCTTTTGGTACAGGTAAGTTTGGTAGAGTTTTAGGTGAAGTCTTTGTCTCACCTGATTATGTTGGGGAACATATTGTAGAGTGTATTGGTAATCCAGATAGTGAAATTGATTTATCAGTTGATGGATGGGTAAGCGTTAATGACATATTAATTGAAGAGGGACATGCCTATGATTATGATGGTGGAAAGAAAAAAGATTTCAAAGCTGAAATAAAAGACGAAAAAGAAAAAAGTGAAAATAATGTAAAGGATGTATGATGGAAGTAGTCGTAGCAAAAAGAAAACCGCCAGGTGATAAATGGGAATTTGATGGAGACACTATAGATAATTTGACCGATACACTTAATAAGATTTTTCTTAAAAGAAACGTATCAACATTTGTGGTCAAAGCAAGAGAGGGGGAGATATGTATTGATGATGGAGTTCCTATTATCGAACCAACCAAACCCTTAGATTTATATGGAGAAAATTAATAATGAATAGTTTTTTGAGTGGACTTATTTTATTCAGTAGTTTTTCGATGAGAACACCAAATGATGTTGAGGTTGTCAAAGACGATTATGAAATATCACTTGGTTTTAAAACTGATAAGTTATATGCCAAAAGAGATTGGGAAAGAGAGCGTGGTGAAAAATATATTGATGAAGAGTTTTGGTTTGTATTCGAACCTGAAAACATACCATTGTATATGAAACCAGCGCACGTCAATAAGTCATCTCGAAATCTTAAATACTCTAAGTTAGATACGAGATTTAAAAAAAGTATCTTTAGTTTAGGACACACCGCTTTAGTGGCAGAGGATAAAACAGAGCAGGGATTATCTTTAGGTGTGCAATATAAAAAACAAATTAATGGTAGTCTATCTTTTGAATCAAAATTCGATGCTTACTATTTTAGAGATGAACTAATGAATCAACAAAGATTTGACATTGAGGAATATTTATCTCTTAATTATAAGATATCAGAGAAATTGACTTTATCCAATATCTTAGATTACAATGATGTTAAGGGCGTTAAACACTACAAATTCAAAATCGGCATTGAATATAAATTATGAGTTTTTTAATTAAATTAATTTATCCATTTTTAGTTATAAAAGAAACAATAAAAATATTTTTTCAAACTTTAAGGTTTAGAAAAAAATTAAATAAGACAACGCAAGTCTTAGATAGCGTTATGATTCAAACATCACATAATAAAATAACTTTAATATGTAATAACGAAAAGCAGGTCGATAGGGTTAATAAAATATTCAGTAAGAAAAATTCAAAAACTTTCCTAACAAACTACGAAGAGTGGGATGAGGATAAAGATAAAAAATTTATTTTAACTTACGAAATTATGAATGAACAAAAACCTATGATTAACTAAAAAAAATAAAAATGTATTTTGAGATTTTTCTCGATATATATATAATGTTTTTTGACAATTTGGAATTTTGAAAAGTACGAAGAGTAATTAACTTCGTATGGGATTGGCTGAACAATGGGTAACCTTTAGAAGCCCATAAGGCAATCCGCTTCAAGACTTGTGGTGAGTTGGTATTCGGCTAAATGTTGACAATACCCTACGATAGTAGTTGGAGAAGGTACTTTCAGAATAAATAAAGAAGCGATTCTTTAGACCTTGTTATGGGTAAGGGTAAAACTGAAATCCCATCTTGTGGCTGAATCAATCTAAACTCAGAGAGATAAAGCAATACTACAGAGGTTATACTCACTTTGACGTGGACTAACCATTCATAAGGAGAATCATCGTAACTGATGGGTAGTAGGTACAAGGGCAAATAAAATCTGAGCGGAAAGTTGTTGGTAATCGCTAACCCAACATCCCCTAAAATTTCAAAAAAAAAGCTTGACAAATACAGGTTATATTTCGTATATTAACATATGAATAAATGTAAAAAATGTAACGTTCAGTTAGAAGACCAAAGAGCACATTTAGGTTATACAGAATGTTTAGATTGTAGTGAGGTGGAGGCTTATTCGGCTCACACAGTTTATCCACACAAAACAGGTGGTTATGTACAACCCGTCTCTAAAACCACATCCAATAATCTCAAACGCATAGATAGACGTAGTGTCGGTACGACGCGAAAAGGTAAAGGTATTTACGTTGATAATAGTTGGGATAGATGGTTAGATAGTTATTATGAAAATCTATATAACCCAAAACCAAAAAAAGTATTCGTGGATACACCATCTACTCTTAAGCACATAGATTATGATACCCTTTTTAACAAAGCTATTATTCATTATAAGGAGAATGGTTATCAGCTTACCATAGATTGGTTAAAGAGTTTATTTAGTGAAGACAAAATATCATTAGGTAATAAATCTAAGATAGTCAATGAAATAAACAATTGGGAGGTGTTACCAAAAAGGTTAAGAAAATGGGCGATGAAAATAAAGTAGATGTAGATAAACTATCCATTAGAGAGATAGATAGAAAGATAGCTAAAGAGATGATTGTTAAAAATCATTACTCTCACAGATGGACTAAGGTCAGCGTTGCTTTAGGTTTATTTTATTCCGATGGTTCTAATCATAAGTTCTTTGATGAGCCAGATGAAAGACTAATTGGTGTCATATGTTATGGTGACCCAATCGGCAGACATTCCGGCGCATCAATATCAACTGAGATACCAAGAGAAAATGCATATGAGTTAGTAAGATTATTTGTACACGATGGTTATGGTGGTAACATAGAATCCTATTTAATCGGACAAAGTTTTAAATGGTTAAAAGAAAACAAACCAAATATAAAAGGATTGATATCTTACGCTGACCCACAAATGGGACACGTCGGAACTATCTATCAGGCTACGAATTGGATTTATCAGGGTAATAGAATTAGACCTAATGATAGTTGGTTATTTAAATGGAATGAGGATGGTGAGTGGCAACATGGCCGAACAATTTTTCCATACTACGGCACCAATGATGTTGATAAATTGCGTTCATTAGTTCCTAAAGATTTTTGGATAAAAAAAGAATTAAGAAAACATAGATATGTTTATCTGTTAGGTAATAAATCAGAAATAAGAAAAGCTCGTAAAGGGTTAAAACATCCTCAACTAACATACCCAAAGACAAGCGATATAGAGGATGTAGAAATAAAAAAAATAGAGGTTAATAATCGATAAAAGAAATAAGCCAACATATGTAGATTTTGATTACGACAATTATAAGTGGAAATCAAATATAGACTATCGTAAAAATCCACACCTATATAATATAGGTAGAGGGCAACAAGGTGTATTAACTTGTGAACCTTATAAATCAGAACTACACCCATTATGGAGATTTAAAACACCTGAGGAAGCACAATTATCAGCTAATAAGATATACCTAAAATATTTAGAATATTTAGATAACGGAGATTTTGTAGGATGTGATATGGCAAAGAAGTATCTACATATGGGATTCACACGTAGTCGTAGATATTGGAATCATAGTTCAGGCAAAAAATGGATTAACGATGGTGAATGGAAAGTATTACCCTATGATAGGAATGAACAAAGATTTATGGATAGTAGTTTAATATTTCAAAGATATTGGAAGATGGTCAGAGAAGATAAACGTTATTTAGATATGAAAAAAAACTTTAAAAAGAATAAAAGAAATGAAAAAAGATATAACTAAAATGTCCCGTGACGAACTCTTGGCTAGAAGAGTTTGTTGTGGTAAAGGTTGTTATAATTGTCCATATGACCCACCTCACAAAAAAGGTAACAAAGTCGTAAGACCTATTGAAAAAAGAGTTAGATTAGGAGCACATTCCAAAGGTGCTAAATCATCACATTGGGATATGGACTATATGACCACAGAAGAAATCGAAAAATTATTTGAAAAAAAATAAAAAAAAGCTTGACACATATTGCATTTCTTTTGTATATTTAGGCGTAAATAATAAAGGAAATATATGACTTTCATTTTTAAAAAGAAAATAAACGGAAACAACGAATTAAAAGTTGAATATGCTTTTAGTTCTGAGTCTAATGAAATTAAGGTTGTTCAGAGTTCATTCAATGGTGAATATCACAACGTTAGTTGGATGGCTAAAGAACATAGATTAAATCTAATGGATGAATTAGAACGTCATTACTTAGATGTATCTAAAAATAATTAAAAAAAATAAAAAAAAGCTTGACACGTATTGCATTTATTTTGTATATTAAGGTATGAAAGATAGGAGAAATATGAAAGATTCAACAATCAAACATTTCAATCCGATGGCTCTGAGAGAAAAATATTCCGCTGGTAATGTTCAGAGAACAAACCCGTTTAGTTCTTTTTGGGCTGATAATGAATGGGATAGTAGGAGAACTGATTTCTTAGATGACGAACCTCAGAAGAAAGGTGTTGACCACGTGGCTCTTGCATCTTATAGAAGAGCTATTTCAAACTTTGTTACAATCGTAACCAATCAATCAGACATACCAGTCATTTTTCAATCCAAAGACAATTCTTTTACTGATGGTAAAAAGGTTGTTATCGGTTCTAAGATTGATGAGAAAAATTTTGACCCTGTTGTTGGTCTGGCTCTTCACGAAGGTTCACATATTAAACTATCAGATTTTTCATTTTTAAGAAACTTAGAAAACAATATACCGCAGGAGATTTATTTACTTGGTGAAAGTAAGGGTTATGATAAATGGGAGATTGTTTCACATTGTAAAAATTTACTTAATTATGTTGAGGATAGGAGAATCGATTATTATGTGTTCTCTACCTCACCTGGCTACAAAGGTTATTATCATTCAATGTATGATAAGTATTTTCATTCCAAAGTAATTGATAAGGCTCTCTTAACCGATGAGTATACATCTTTAGATTGGGACTCTTACATATTCAGAATACTTAATCTAACTAATAAGAACACTAGACTAAATGTTCTGCCTGATTTAGATAAAATTTACAATACTATTTTTGGTAATGGTAGAGTTAAAAAACTAAATGACACCGCTGAGACATTTGATGTGGCTATTGAGGTAGTCAATCTGATTTACAAAAATTTACTTGATGGTCTTAAAAGCACAGATGAATATGGAGATACAAAAAATCAACCAGCGTCAGATGTTAAGAAAAATAAAGAGAAATATGGTGATTCACCTAATGAACTTTCTGATTCAGAGTTAAATGATTTAATTGAGGCGATTGAAAATAATGACGTTGGTTCAGGTGGTGGTCAACCAGTTACCTTAACTGAAGCTCAGAAAAGACAATTGGGTAACGCTGTCAAAAAACAAAATGATTTTGTTGATGGCAAACCTGCGAAAGTTGGTAAGTTATCTAAAAAAGATTCATCTATTGTTAAGACTATGGAAGAAGCTGGTGTGGATAGAGTTACGGCGGGTGAGGGTATGAGAGCTGAATATGATTATACAATCGGTGATTACGTTAAAGGTAAAGGTTGTCAGGTTATTGTTGTTAGAAAACTAACTCAGGCTATGATTGATGATAATGTATTTCCATCAGTTATCAGACCTTATAGTAGATATAGAGATTCTCACTTTATTCAGGATGGTATTTCACTTGGTACTAAGTTAGGTAGAAAGCTACAGGTCAGAGGTGAATCCAGAGAAACAAAGTGGACTAGACTTGATAGTGGTAAGATTGATAAGAGATTGATTGCTGAGGCTGGATTTGGTAATGAGAGAGTTTTCTCAACATCTTTTATCGATTCTTATTCTGACGCTTTTCTTCACATCTCTGTTGACGCTAGTGGTTCTATGAGTGGAGATAAGTGGGAAAGCGCAATGACCTCTGTTGTTTCAATTTGTAAAGCAGCTTCAATGATTCAGAACTTAGATGTTGTAGTTTCCTTTAGAAGCACACATAGTAATGATGGGAGATGGAATTCTAACTCAAATGCCCCATTGATTTTAATCGGTTATGATTCCAGAGTGGATAAGTTTTCAAAGATTAAGAAAATGTTTCCTTATCTTTATCCAGGCGGAACCACTCCAGAGGGCTTGTGTTTCGAAGCTATTATGAATGATATCATCCCAACAACAAATGATTTGGATTCATACTTTCTAAACTTTTCCGATGGGATGCCAATGTTTTCATCGGATACGATTAGTTACTATGATGATGACGCTATTAACCACACCAAAAAAATGGTAAATGAGATTAGAAATAGAGGTATTAAAGTGTTGTCTTACTTTATCGGTGGTGAGTATGAAAGAGAATCTACTCAGGCTGATTTCAAAACTATGTATGGTAAGGACGCTAATTTCATCAATGTAAAAAGTGTAGTTGATGTTTCAAAAACAATGAACAAAAAATTCTTGGAGAAGAACTAATGAATTATAAAATTGGAATAGATGTCGATGGCGTCCTAAGAGATTTCTGTGATGCGGTCACCAGAGTTGTTAAAAGAGATTTTCCACATTATATTAAAGATGACTTTACAGAAATTGACGATTGGAGATTAGCTAATTGTTTCAATTGTGAAAAAGAGGATTTACAATCAATATACTGGCACAGTCATGCTGAAGAAATTATGGGCAACGCCAATCCTATGTATGGTTCAATTAAAAAAATGTATGACTTATTTGAGTGGGCTGATAAAAAAGGTCACTCATTAAGTTGTGTTACGTCACAAAAACCACACGCAAGACATTATACTTTAAGTTGGCTAGGTAAGTATGGATTGAATTTTGATACGATTTATTTTAGAAGAGGTTTTGAAAAGCCTGATGTTCAGGTTGATTATTTGGTTGATGACTCTCCCAATAACTTTAATTATTGGATTAAAAAGAGAGGGATGCAAGAGGGATTTATATTGATGGATTCTCCATATAATCAACATTTAAAATCTAATTATCGAATCAAAGGTTTAGATGAGGTACAAAAAATAATTGAAAATAATTAAAAAAAGTCTTGACTTGTACTGGTTTTTTGTATTATCTTTAGGTATGAATTATGAGAGGAAAAAATAACAAATGAATAATGTAATCGTTAAAATAGAAAAAAGTGGTAACAGATTCAATGCGTGGGATGCTGATGGTAACAAACACACATCCGTTATTGGAACTGGCACCAGAAAAAGAGCTTTCGAAGCTGGTATGGCTTTGGAGAGGAGAACTGGTAAAAATGGTAGGGTTTATTGGTGGAAAGTTCCAATGAGTCAATATGAAGCTACATCGGCGCCGGTCTTCGATACCAGCTCTGTTGAGGTTCCTTCTGACCACGCAGAGGTTCTCAATTTTATCCATAGTTCTTTTAGTCTCAAACCAAAGAGTTTGGTTATGAAAGAATTAAAATGGAAGTATTTGATAAGGTCAGCGGTTAGAGGTAAGAATATTCTGATGACAGGTCCCGCTGGTTGTGGTAAGACAATGGCTGCTAAGTCTTTGGTTAACTCTTTGGATAGGCCTGACTTTTATTTCAATATGGGTTCAACGCAAGACCCGAGGGCTACCTTAATTGGTAACGTTCACTTTGATAAAAAGAAGGGTACTTACTTTTCTGAGTCATTGTTTGTAAAAGCTATTCAAACTCCTAACGCTGTCATTTTGCTTGATGAGTTGAGTAGGGCACATCCTGATGCTTGGAATATTTTGATGACTGTTTTAGATAGTGGTCAGAGATATTTGAGACTTGATGAGTCAAATGGGCAGGAAACAATTAGTGTTGCTGAGGGTGTCACCTTTGTGGCGACGGCTAACATTGGTAATGAGTATACATCTACGAGAGTTATGGATAAGGCTTTGATGGATAGATTCACAATCGTAGAGATGGATGTTCTTACTGATGAAGAAGAGTTTGGATTACTTAAGTATATGTTTCCGCATGTTGACCCTAATTTACTACAGGCTGTCTCTGAGATATCCCACACTACGAGAATGGAGTCAAAGTCAGATACGGGTAAAGTATCGACAGGTATTTCGACGAGAACTTCAGTTGAGATGGCTGGGTTACTTTACGATGGTTTTGGTATCGACGAAGCAGCTGAGGTTAGTGTCTATCCACAATTTGCTGACGATGCTGGGATGGATTCGGAGAGAACTTTTGTAAAGCAGTTGGTACAAAAATATGTTTCTGATGGTTCATCAGATGATTTGTTTAACGAAGATAAGAAAGATGAGGATAATAATGGAATTTAAAATCGATGTAAAACCAAAATCAAAAATTAACGAATTGATTTTTGATTGTTATGTCACCGCTATCACCACCATAATGAAAAAAGGTGGTGATGCAAAGGCGGCCATAAATAGGTTGAATCATTTGATTCAAACAAATAAAAAATAATTAATTTTTTATTCTCTCTCATAAGAAGAGGTGGTGGGGATTCGACCCCTCATCACCTCAATTTTTTAATATTTAATATTCATAATATAAAGGATAAAAATGAAAAAAGAAAAATGGAGTGAATTTGAAAAATACATTGTAATGTGTGATACTGGAAAAAAAATAAAAACGGACAGCACTTATTCTGGTTTTTTAAAATTCTTAGATGTAAAAAAGATATTAGAACTTATATCAAATAATGATAAATCTACTTTTATTTATAGCGGCCAGGTTTATCAAAAGCCAATTAAGCAAAGTGAAGCATACAAAGCTTTACTCGATATTCAATCGCAAAAGTATAATATTGATATAAAAAAAGTTGCTAACTTTATGGGAATATCCATATAGTTATTGATATGAATATATTAGTGTATACTACTGAATGGTGTCCTGGTTGTGTTATAGCAAAAAAAGCTTTAAAAGAACGAGGATACGATTTTACAGAAATAGATATTGAGGTTGCTGGCATATCACGCACACAACTCAAAGAGATTATGGGTGGTAGGATGGAAGTTCCATCAATAGTGATTGATGGTAAACCGATTGGTGGAGTTAATGAATTAATGAGGATAATATGAAAGCTACAGGTTTTAGATTTAAGATAAATGACATATCAAAAAAGATTGATAGGATTGATAGTAAACTAAAAGAGTTGGAAAAATATATCAAAGAAAATAAAGTTGAACCTATCAGATATAAAGTTCCATATGATAATGGAAACACAAATGTCAGCAGATAAAATAAAACTTCAGGTATTAAAAGACTATCCAACATTCAATGGGATGTTATATAAGGATGATATTGTATATGTTGAAAATAAATATGAGTCATTTTTGAATGAAGAAAAAATTAAGGTATATGACGCTACAGGTAAATTATTTTTTATCGAAACTATATTACTAAAAAAAATTATTTAATTTAAAATTAAAACATTATATTTATATTTGAATTCGACGCTCAAATGAGGTCGATACTAAGATGAGATTAGATGTCGTAAGAATCAATCTCAAGTTTGACTAACGTAAACAAAGGAGAAATAAAATGACTAAAGTTGTTTTCAATCCAAACGTCCCTATGATTGATAGGGATTCATTCCTAACCCCATTCGATAAAATGTTTGACCAAATAGTAAACGCTCAGTTTCCTGAGATTACTAAAACCGTTGGTGTTAATCCGATGCAGGGTTCAGCTTATCCTAAAGTCAACGTCTATGAGTACGATGATAAAGTAGGTATCGTAGCTGAAATTCCTGGCTTAGACAAAAAACAATTAGAGGTTTTTGTTGAGGATGGTGTATTAACAATTTCGGGTGATAAGCACAGCGCGTTTGAAGATAATGGTGCCAAAGTTCTCAGAAGAGAATTAAAGCAATCATCATTCAAACGTCAATTCGAATTAGGTGAGTTATTGGATGGAGAAAATATATCAGCTAACTTTAAGGATGGTATATTATCAGTTAGTGTTCCGAAAGTAGAACCGACTAAACCGACTAAGCATACCGTTAAAATATCGTAATTGAAAATCATCAATATAAATGATGATAGGTATGTGATTTGTGGAACAGTTTCGGCTGATAAGGTTATAAACAAATCTGCCGAATTCCTAAAAAAGAAGTATAGTTTAGCCGATTCTGTTCTGCGAAGAGGAGACACTTTTTACATTTGTATGAAAATGATTGATGGAGAATACGAAGATTTAAAGTAGTATATACAATATTTATTTTATATGTTTGAAAGAATTAAAAACTTTTCCACTCTATTAGGGTTTAGCGCATTATTCATAGCTGGTTGTGCGGCCTTTTACTCTGTGTTTGGATTATCAAAACTTTTTGCTGGTTCAGCTGTAGCCGTTATTTTTATGGCAAGTAGTTTGGAGCTAGGTAAATTAGTTGCCGCTTCCTTTCTATATAGGTTTTGGGATGATATAAATTTAGCAATAAAAACTTATCTCATTATCGGTGTCATAACATTAGTGTTGATTACATCCGCTGGTATCTTTGGTTTTTTATCTAATGCTTATCAAGGTGCAACTGTTCAATTTGAAAAACAATCTAATGAATTATTAGCGTTAGAAGATAGGTTGGAGCAATTAGAGGATGATAGAACTTTTCTAAAAGATGAGTTTGAACAATCTGTTAATGATTTACCAGAAAATTATATCACCGCTAAAAGAAAATTAAGGGAACAATTTAATCCACAAATACAAAAGTTAAATGAGCAGATATTAAATGTTAAATCTAGAAAATCAGATTTAGAAATATCTCTAATAGAGACTGGTGTGGATGTTGGGCCGGCGATATATTTGGCTAGAGTTTTTGATACCGATATCGATTCTGTTGTTAAGTTTTTTATCTTTATATTGATATTTGTTTTTGACCCGATGGCTGTATGTTTGATTATTGCTTATAATAAATCGTTAGAGCAAAATAAAACTGGTGTTGAAAAGATTTTTGACAAATATAAAAGTAAAGTTAAGGTTGTTAAAAGTAAGAAAAAAATTGTTCCAAATAAAAAAAAAGAAATAGTTATAAAAGAGGTGGATGAAAATAATGAAAAAAATCTATCCTCTCCTAAAGGTGGTATCAAACCATCCAGCTAAATTGGAGAATTAAATGAATAGCACAGATGAACTCTTTGAAGAGTTTGAGGTTTTATGGAAACAATTCAATGATAATCATAAGTTATTTAAAGAAAAAAATAATAAGTCGGCAGCTGTCAGAGCTAGAAAAGCTATAGGTGAATTTAAAAAGTTGATTACAGATTATAGGAAGTTATCGGTATCAGAATCTAAAAATTAAATATGGGGCTGTAGTTCAGTTGGGAGAACGCTTCCCTTGCACGGAAGAGGTCGCAGGTTCGACTCCTGTCAGCTCCACATTAAGCAGCAACCATGCATTTATGGCAAAAAAAAAGGGGATATAAAATCCCCTTTTTTTATATTCGCAAGTAATCTGTTACTTACGGAATAAACCCACCAACACCAACAAGGCGACGAGCCCAGCGAATCCTGAATCGCCGAACTTGTTTATGATAGATGTTAGGTTACCGATAACATTTACACCAAAGACGCCAGTACCGAATATTACTTCAGATACAGCACCGATGGTTACAAAAGATATCATCAAATGAACTAAGTCATCGATATATCCTTTTACCATTGTTATGATTTCCTTCACGGTTATCTCCCATTTAGTTAATAAGATTACTAAAAGCTTTCAGTAGTAATAACTATCTATTATTGATAATTATCCTCTAATATATATTGAATCTTTTTTATACCAAATCATATTTATATATGAGTTATAATATCTAATAAGGAAATATTATGAGCGCTGATTACGAAATATTTGAAGGAAAAACTTTATCCTCTTTATTTCAAGACATATATTCCAACTCCCAATATAATCGAAAACAACTCGATGTACTAACAAAAGAGATAGTTGGATTTATCAAAGACGGAGATACCGCAGTACAGATTGTGCCTATGATAAAAGAGTATTTAGAAATAAACGTTAAGAATGATGAGATGTTAGTTAAGATGGCAAGCATAGTTCAAAAAATAGTAGCGGCGGAAAGTAAAGGTAGTTCAGAAAATGAGTTTGGTTTATCGGATTCAGAAAAAGAACAATTACTCAAAGGAATCGATGACGTTGTTGTAGATTTACAAAAGCGTTCGGATGAGGTGACTACCGAGATAAAATCAAAGATAAACTAATGTCAAGATTTAATTTAGGAAAAAATACAAGTAGACCTACACCTAATGGTGGGGCTGATTATAATTGGGTTGAAAACAGAATAAACGAAGTTTTGGATTATCGATTATTTGACCATTATGAATTCGACCCAGCTGAAGTTACATCTATTATACTCACAGATGAGGATATTAAAAATGCTGATGTTGACCCAAGATACTATGGAGCAATCACAGTCAATTTTTTAAATCGTTTAAATAATGAAGGTATTCAACCTGAGGGTGATGATTTTATATTTCCATTAGAATCCCACATAAAAGATTACCCATTAAAGGGAGAGACAGTTTTAGTTTTTACACATCCAGATTTAGACCGTAGTTTTTACATCAACGCAAACAATAGTTACAATTTATCAAATAATAATATAAATTTTGGGGCTTCAACATATGGAGATAAGACACGCGTTAATGATAGATTGGAATTCAATACATTCAAACCTGATGTTACTAAGGCTAGACATATCAAAGTAAATGAGGGTGACATTGTATTTGAGGGTAGATTTGGTCAATCAATTAATTTAGGTAATATTAATAATGAACCTATAATAAAAATAAGGGCAGGACAAAGGACGGATTTAAACCTAAGTGGGCAACAACCTATAGACGAAAGTTGGAATAATGATGGTTCATCAATTTATATAACAGGCTTCGATAATAATACAACTAATGATGAAAGTATTAATGGAAAAAAAATACTAATAAAATCGGATGGTATATTTATTAATGGTAGAAATAGTGCAGGAATAAGTGCTAATCAAATAAATTTAAATTCAAAAAATGTAAGTTTAGGAAGTGGTGATAAACAACCAATAGTTAAGGGACGTGAATTAGTTTTAATATTAAAGGAATTAATAACAGCTTTAAATATATTTGCTAAGCTACCAATTTTAACACCAGCCACTTTGCCTGGTAATGCAGCATCATTAGCTACGGCTGTTAACCAAGTGAGTAATAAGTTAAATAATATTTTAAGTAAGGAAGTTCAAACCGCATAGGAGTTAAAATGAATAAAAAGCAGTTTATAAAAATAATCTCTGAAATTGTAAGACGAGAGGTCAAAAAAGAAGTTAATAGGATATTTATTAAGGAACAAAAACAATCCATTAATTTATCTGATTCGGTTACAATTCAAAAAGAAGAACCACAAAAAAAAGAAAAGAAATTGGTGAACGACCCAATTCTTAACAGAATATTAAATGAAACAAAAGGTGGTATTCCGCAAGGTGAAAACGCACCATATCCAACAATGGGTGGTGGTACATATGATACAAGCAGAATGGGTGAGTTAGTGGCTAGAACTATGGGTAGAGAAGTTGAGTCAAATGAGGTGGCTAGAAATATGAACGCAGTAGAAACTATTAAGAGTAAGGGTGTAAATCCAGACGCGGTGCCTGAGGATGTGGTGAATGCTATGACACGAGACTATAGTGCATTAATGAAAGCGATGGATAAAAAATGAGCTCCTTAGCCAAAGACTTAGACCCTAATACTTATATTGGATTACAATTACCGTTAAAACCATCCAATAATATTACTTTCTTTTCATCGACACAAACCTATTTAGAACAAGCTAAATATAGTGCGGCTAATTTGTTAAAAACTATGAAAGGTGAGAGAGTTGCTCAACCAAACTTTGGTTCTAATTTACATAATTTATTGTTTGAACAATATGATGATGTGGAGGAATTTACGGAAAGAGTTAAAACTGAAATCACAGAAGACTTCAACACTTGGTTACCTTATGTAAATTTAGACGATACGAAAATTTTTCAGGATAATAATAATCCAAATATATTATACGTTACATTAACAATAAGTTTAAAATACAATCCACAAGATTCAGAGGAGGTTACTGTGAGTTTTGGTGGAACGTCAACTGCTGGTAGTATCGGTGGTGGTGGTGGCGCCACAGGCGGTGGTGGGTATTAATAGGAGATAAATATGTCATATACGGCAACTAAAACCGATGTTAAAAAAGATATTAGATATTTAAACAAAGACTTCTCTTCATTTAGAAGTTCTTTGATTGAGTTTGCTAAAACATATTTCCCAAATAACTATAATGATTTTAATGAAGCATCACCAGGAATGATGTTCATAGAAATGGCCGCTTATGTCGGAGATGTATTATCATATTACATAGACAATCAATTTAAAGAATCATTACTGGCTTATGCAGAGGAGAGAAAAACTTTGTTCGCTTTAGCGCAAACTTTTGGTTATAAACCTCGTCTAAGTTCACCCTCTAGTGGTGATTTGGATTTCTTTCAATTAGTTCCTGCCATTGGTGGTGAGGGTGATGTACAACCAGATATGAGATTTGCGCTCACAATCAAAGAAAATTCATTAGTCTCATCAACAACTACCAGCACAATATTTAGAACAATGGAGGATGTCAATTTTAAATTTAGTAGTTCACTAAGTCCTATGACAATAGACATATTTGAAAAAGATGACTCCACTAATTTACCAACAAAATATCTTTTGAAAAAAACTGGTAAGATAGAGAGTGGTAATATTACTGAGGAACAATTTACGTTTACCGATGCACAAAAATTTGATAGGATAAAATTAGCCAACAAAGGGGTGATTGAAATTATCAGCGTCACCGATAACGATGGTAATAATTGGTCAAAGGTTGATTCTTTGGCGCAAGAAACTGTTTTTGAAGATGTGGAAAATAGTATGGATGCTGATGGAAACTTAGGTCAATTTAAGGACGATGCGCCCTACTTACTGAAAGTTGTAAAAACCCCTCGCCGTTATACTACTTACTATCGTTCAGATAATTTTACAGAATTAAGATTTGGAGCAGGTGTGTCGGATAATCCAGATGAGGAGATTATACCAAATCCTGATACTGTTGGTTCATCATTACCTGGTGGCGTTTCTAATTTAGAAACATCTTTTGACCCATCAAATTTTTTAAAGACGCGCGCTTATGGATTAGCTCCATCTAATACAACTTTAACCGTTAAATATTCTTTCGGTGGTGGAATTCAGGATAATTCTCCACAAGATAGTATTACCCAAATAAACACCATAACCTTTGCTATACAGGATTCAAATTTAGATTCGACCCAAGTTCAGACTGCTAAGGAGTCGGTTGGTGTAAATAATCCAAATCCTACCAAAGGTGGTTTAGGCGCAGAGACTGTTGAGGAAATAAGAGAAAATACAAAAGCATTTTTTCAAGCACAAAATAGAGCCGTAACAAAACAAGATTACATAGGTAGGGTTTATGCTTTACCCCCAAGATATGGGAATGTAGCAAAAGCTTACATAGTTCAAGATGACCAATTGAATGAATCACCACAAGCGCGTGAATCAGACGCATTCATTACTGAAGAAGACATTGGAAAAACTGTTCAGGCAATATCAGAAAGAATTCCTAATCCATTAGCTTTAAATTTATATGTTTTGGGTTACAATCAAAATAATAATTTAGTGGCTGTAAATCGTGCAGTCAAAGAAAATATAAAAACTTACTTAAGTTCGTTTAGGTCGTTAACCGATGCAGTAAATATTAAAACACCATATGTGATTAACATCGGTGTAAAATTTTCCGTTGTAACAAAAGTCGGTTTTAATAAAAATGATGTTGTTTTAAGATGTGTTGAGGAAGTTAAAAGATTTTTTGATATTGATAGATGGCAAATAAACCAACCAATAGTTTTAACAGATTTAGCTTATAAGTTATCTTTGATTGATGGTGTTGGTTCAATTGTCCCACCACAAGACAATAACCCAAACAATTTACCTATATTGATAGAAAACAAATTTCAAAAATCAGGTGGTTATTCAGGTAACTTATACGATATAAATGATGCAACAATAGATGGTATTATTTATCCCTCATTAGACCCGTCAATATTCGAAGTTAAGTTTCCAAACGTCGATATAGAGGGTAGAGCAGTTGGAAATAATATTGGCACTACAACTTACTAAAGGAGACTAAAATGCACTTTTTTGAATTCGCGCAAAAAGATTCAACTTTATATGAGGGTCAAGCCACCCAAAGTGTTAATACAGGTTTAGATGAAATATTAGAAATCAGAAAAGATATGGATGACTCTGGTCAGACCATAAATGTAAGTCGAGTTGTTATTCAATTTGATATAGCTAATATATCTTCATCGGTGGTTAACGGAACAATTCCAGCGGACGCTAATTATTTCTTAAATTTATTCGACGCAGCATCAACAGAACTAATTACAAGTCAATCCTTGTACGCTTATCCAATAAGTCAAAGTTGGGTGCAGGGAGAGGGTAAATTGAGCGATAGTCCAGAGACAACAGAGGGTTGTAGTTGGAGATATAGAGATGGAGAAACTACAGGTACACAATGGGTTAGTGGTAGTAACAGCGCTGGTGGTAGATGGGTAAGTGGTAGCACTTATGAGGCATCACAATCTTTCGACCACGAAACATCAGATATGAGAATGAATGTTACTGACATAGTAAAGCATTGGTTATCAGGTTCTCACGATGGAGTCGTATTACACAACAATGGATTTATTGTCAAAAGAAGTGGTAGTATTGGTAACTCCGATACAAATGTTGAGGAGGGTAACACAGATAGATTTGGACAATTTAAATTTTTCTCACGCGATACTCATACTATTTTTCCACCAAAATTAGAAGTTGAATGGGACGACTCAACATTTGATACTGGCTCATTAAGTTCATTATCAGCAGATGACGTAGATAACGTTACAATCTATATGAAAAATCTTAGAGAAGAATATAAAGAAAATAGCATAGTAAAATTAAGAGTTGTGGGTAGAGAAAGATTTCCAGCTAAAACTTTTTCAACAGGCTCACAAAATCTATCAGTAAAGTTTTTACCAAGCGGCAGTCAATATTCAATAAGGGATGCTTTTTCAGAGGACACACTAATTGGATTTGGCACAGGCTCCCACTTAAGTTGTGATGGTAATGGTAATTTTTTCAGATTAGATATGAATGCGTTTCAGCCTGAAAGACACTACAGAGTTTTATATAGAGTTGTTAGCGGAAGTGGAGCTACCCGAACCGACCAATTTATCGACAATGATTTTATATTTAAAGTGAGTAGATAATAAATGCCTTACACAAATGAAGAGCTTCAGTCTTATGATTTTTTTCAAAATTTAAGAGAACAAGATAAAAGGGAATACTACGATAAGATAAGCACTGCTTATGGTGAGAGTGTTGTATCTCGCTCTTTATCTCGTCCAATAAGAAACTCCGCAGGCACCTTTGTTTCATTTGAAGAGGAGGTTGATGAGTCTATGATAGGTCAAGTAAGAAATTCACCATCCGAAATATTAGTGATTGGCCCTCCCAATACACAATCACCACCTGACCACGAATCCGAAACCTTTAGATATAGGAATGATGTAACGCTCGAAAGAATAATAAATAGAAATATAAATTCGTTGGCGGTCGGAGGACAAGATTTAGGTGTCGCTACAATTGACCCTTTGCCGGAGGAGGGTGAACAAACAATTCAATTACAAAATGGTATGATAATATCAGATAAAGATTTATCGCAAAGATATCTTTTAGCCAATAATAGAAAAAGAAACTTTTTGAATATAGAAATATTTAAATCTTATGAGGATATACTTTTTACAGGCGGTGTCGTAGCAGACGATATACCTATCATTAGAATTAGATTGAATGATTTGAATGCTATACCAAATGGTGCTAATATGCCATTTTACTTTTCTGATTTACCAGAGACGAATCAAACTGGCGAACAGACTAGCGGAGGTTCAACTACTGGCACACAAAACTCCGATGATGCAACAACGCCTGAGGATATAGAAAGGTTATATGATACTCAGGAACAAAGATATTCAGATAGAGATGATAGTGGTGGTAGTGGAGGATATACATAATGCCTTTAGAAAACAGAACCAGATTTAATAAAAAAGATTTAGACTTAATAAAGCAGGGTCAATCACGTGTAATAGGACAATTTGATTCTTATAACAAACCATCATTTGGAGATGACCCACGGGATTTCATAGAATTAAACATCTATGATTTGGATGATAATTTTATACAATCACACAAAATAACTAATGAAAATTTTAGTGTTGATAATGGAAATGTGGAATTAAAACCAGGTGGTGACTTAAGGTCATTAGGTTATCAAAGTGGTGAGTATAAAGTTGAATATAATTTTTTCAGAGAACTAGCAGGTTCGGAATCTAAACTATTAATCGACGAAGAATCTAACATTTATGATGGGCCTTTTGAATTTGATGCTTTTGGTAAGATAATTGCTAGCGATGGGACGAACAGAAAATTGGAGTTGGTGGATAATAAATTTTTCATACACGAAATTTCCGGTGATAGGACTGAAGTCAGAATAGCACCATTAAGAATTAAAAACGAAAAATATTTAGGTGATTTCGAAAATTTACAATCTGATAACACATATGTAACATCCGACCCCATAAGATTAAGTGAGGGATTTGATTTTGTATCATTGGGCAAAGGATTAGATGAACTAACTCCTAATGGCGGTCTTGGGCAGGGTGATTCAACACTATTAAATTTAGAACTAAAAGGTAATGATGTCGGGTTTACACCAGATATGGTGGGTTCTGAAATATCAATTAATGACGTTTATTTTCACGGAAATGATGTTGAAAACTCAATTAATTTTGCGCCCGATTTTTTCTTAACACATAACGTAAACTTTGGTCAAAACGTTCCACGAAATAGTCGTAATTTTGTTGGTGTTAAGTTTCCTCCTTTGGAGGGTTCGAATCTACCCCAAGTAGATGATAGACCATTTATTCTTAGAGGCCCGATAGGGGAAAATATAACTTATAATATAGATGGTGTAAAGGGGCCAGACCTTCTCAATAAAGACCAAATGTATAATATGCACTTTAAAAAGTTTCCTATTGGTAAAGGTGGTAATGCAAAAAAAGAATTAGCTGAAGAGGTCTTCAGAACTAATGGTAATAATTTTTTCAAAGGTAGAGCGTTTGCCTCTCTAAAGGGCGCAGACCAAAATGGAATTTATTTTACAGCGTATGTTGATTCTTCGACCGACCTACAACCAGAGTCTATAGAGTGGAAGTTTACAAATTTAGGTAGGCCAGACAACAACGCATTCAAAGGAAATGTTGTTAGTAAAAAAGCCAACATAAGACAATTTTATAGCGAAATATCAAAACTACCCACTTCGGTGAGTAGTAAGTTAGGATTCACCACACGGAATATATTTGGTAGAAGTCAGATTGGTAAAAATCCACTTTTGATTGATGCGGCTGGATTACCAACCACCATAAATGAATTTGGGGCTAGGGTGGTATCTAGTGATGGAATACTTACGGTAGCCGATAAATTTTATTCTACGATTATCCAATTCACACAACCGGGTATTTATGATGTTGAGGTTGCGGTCACATTTAATTACGGAATTAGAAAAAGAGTTTTAAGAGCTAAAAAACAACAATACTTTATGGTTATCCCAAGATATGGTAAAGAGGGGGATAACGACACAATCGATAACTTTAGGTCTTTAAAAAGTTTTATTAGAAGCGTTAACGAACAGGATGAGGGTTAAGGATTATGCCAATAAAATACCCATCATTTAGAAGTAACACAGGCGGACAAACTGATTCTGCTTTAGATTTACTACAAAATAGTGCTATTGTACCACTCACATCAGAACATCCAAACGCTAAAAATGTTAGATTGGTAAACGGTGTTGTTTATGGAACTGCAACTATAAGAAACGAAGAACAAGCACCTTCATTTCCAATTACATTTGAGTTAAGACTAAATTACATTGAGGGTGATACACCCGATACATATAAATGGAGCGTTGTCCACCCTAATGGTGATATAGTAAACTCCGACCAAGCAAACAATAATAGATTTGAAAAAATATTTTTTATAGAACAAAACGGAGCTGGTTTAGGTGAATATATTGTTCGTGTAAATGCTTCTTCATCCACGAACCCAAATCTAAAGTTAGTTTATGAATTGCCCGTACAAATAGTAGAACCGAATATTACCAGAGCTTTTGTAGAAAATGGAATTTTCTCACCATATAGAGGAAAAATAATCGAATACATCAGCCCAACAAAAGTAGTTGTTGATAGGTCTATAAATAACTATGGAAAAATTTTAGCTGGAGTAAAACAAACCAATCTAGCTGCTAAACCAAAATGGGTAATAAAGAAAAAATTTCAGAACATAAAAGACTTTACGACATTGTTACGTTTCGGTAATGATAGAACATCACTCGCAATAAATTATGAATCCGATACAAATACCTTTCCAAACCGACCTAACTCGATAATTTACAAAACATATAATCCAATCGATGAATCTGTAAACGTAAAAGATAATGCTTATGTCGTAAGGGAGATGATTCCACCCATAGTTGAGAGAGTAAAACTCGTTGAATTTCAAGAATCAGATTTAGGGGATTTTGTTTTAAGACAACCTAATAAAGATTCTTTAGAAAGTCCTGTACAAAAAAGACCAACTGATTTTAAAAATTATAATACATTGATAGGTTCGGGCTCAACATTTGTAGAAAACACTTTGAGAAATAATTTACTTAGTGGTAGCACATCAGTTAATTTAAACATTGATTATAACAATTACGAAAATTTTACCCACTTTGGTTCGGCTAATGAAAGAGTTAAAAATTTCAAATTAAAGTTAGAATCCATTCAAAGTTATAATGAGGAGAGCCAATCATTATTATCTTTTAGTGGAAGTGATAACGATATTAGAAGCATAGAGAATAAACGTGATGAGGTTATTAACAATTTTGACGGATATGAAAGATATTTGTATCAACAAAGTTCTTCAGCTTCTACAAGTTCTTTAGGTCAGTTTTTTGATACAGCGTGGCCAAAAGTATCTGGCGCAGGCACTTTAGCCAATCCATATAGAGTTGCTAATACAACATCATCCCTAGCCACAAACTGGTATAGTCTTAATACAGATTCCGCTTCTTTATATGATGATGGTAACCCGACACGCTTAGTAAATTTACTACCCGAACACGTCAAAGCAGATCCTGAGAATGAAACTTTTTTAAGATTTATGGATATGGTTGGTCAATACTTTGATGAGATATGGGTTTATATAAAAGCATTAAGTGACGTAACGGATAGACGACAAAAAATTACAGAGGGATTAGCAAAGGATTTAGCTTATGATTTAGCTAAGTCATATGGATGGGAATTGAATTCTGGTAAAGACTTATTGGAATTATCACAATATAAATTAGGTTTGAATCCAAGTGGTTCTTCCTATCCCACATATTCAGTAACCGCAGAGGAAGATATTGAGAAAGAAATTTGGAAACGTATACTACTAAATATACCATACTTCCTCAAAACAAAAGGTACTGCTAAGGCATTAAAAGCATTGGTGGCTTGTTATGGAATACCCTCAACAATACTAAGAATTAAGGAATATGGTGGTCTTAATTTTTCAGGTAGTGAGGCTACGTTTGATATTAAGAAAAAGTTTACAAAATCATTAGATTTTAAAAGTGGACAATTTGTATCATCATCGTGGGAGAATGTAAATTCTGTAAAACCTCATACAGTTGAGATAAGATTCAAATCTCCAACAGGTTCAAATCAGACTTTGGTTCAAAAAGATAATAAATGGGCGTTACGTTTAAAAGATAATGGTTCTATTGATAATAAAGGATTTGTTTCTTTTATGATATCTGGCTCTAGTGGTTATAAAGAAATTAGTTCTTCGTTGTTACCGATTTATGATAATGATTTTTATTCGGTGATGTTAAGAAAAAAGATTATCTCACATAACCATATTACACCCTTTACACAATCATTAGCAGGCACTATTTTTGCTGATGGTGCAAGAAACGGAACTTTAACATCACATAGCGGTTCTGAGAAACTAAGTGAGTTTAGTCTTAGACATACGGCAACCGCAGAGGATTCTTTTACTCTCAATCATAAAGGCGTTGGCGCATCATTCATATCAGCTTCTTTAGGTAAGGAGGTTGAATTTTCAGCTCAGGTAGCGGCTAGCGCTAGTAATAATATGGAAAAAGGTGACGCTAAGGTACAATTACAATTATTCGAATTAGATTCAGCTGAAAATGTGGTGGAGTTCGCTGAAACAGATTTTGAACATATAACAACAGATTTCAAAAGATTACAGGTTAGAAGAACGGTTAGTAATCCTCGTACAATTACCCTATCTTTAAGATTAAAAAATCAAAGAGAAAATGATACTGTTTTTTATGATAATCTAACCTTAGTCACAGGCAGCACTGCTTATGGATTGGATGATGATATTAGTGATGATGTTTCTACTGCCTACAATTATGAATTATTAGTAAAAAAATATGATGCTGGAAGAAGTGAAATACAATATGAATCCAAAAATAGTTTATTGATTGATGGTTCCGTTGAGGCTTCACATTCTTATAATGGTAGTTGGTCAGGTAGTGGTCATCTATTTATAGGTGGTAGTGGTAGCGCAGAGTTTGGTGCGCCACTTAGCGGTTCATTGATGGAGTTTAGATTATGGACAACTCCTTTGATGGAGAGCAAATTCAACAATCACGTAGCAGCTCCAAAAGCAATCAATGGAAATCATCCATCAGCATCTTTCACAGAATTGCCTGTCAGATTTTCTTTTGATGATAATAAAAATTTAAGCACCGATACAAACATACCTAACGTCGCTCCTGACCAAACAACATTTTCTTCAACTGGTAGTTCATTTATTACGGGTAGCGCAGTCGGATTTGCTGATGAGGTAAACTTTTCTTCGGTAGAAGATGAAATGAAAATGTTCATACCGAACGCTGGGCCAAACCGTAGAAACGCTAAAAAAATCAGAATAGAATCATCCACAATTTCTACGAGTTCATTAGCAACATTAGATTCTGGCAGTCAAGCGGATGTCGATAATGTATTGTTTAGAAATAACAAAGAACAAATCTCTGAATTTGATGAGCTTGATATTGAGAGTAATAAATTAGGATTATATTTTTCACCTGTAGATGTTGTAAATGAAGATATAATTTTGTCTACAGGTGATTTAGATTTTAATCAATTTTTAGGTGACCCTCGTGACCAATTTGAATTAGAGTATAGAGGATTAAAAGATATATCAAATAAATATTTTCAAAAGTATTCCGGGAAAAATAATTTTTGGGATTATTTACAGACAGTCAAATATTATGACCAATCAATGTGGCAACAATTTAAAAAACTAATACCAGCAAAAGCTAAGGCTACATTAGGAACATTGATTGAGGGTAATATTTTTGAAAGACCTAAAGAGATAATTGGTAAACTACCAAGTCAAGAAAGAGTTGATTTAGAAACCGAAATCAATGTTGGTATTTTAGAGGTCACACAATCAGATTTTAGACCTGTTATTAGTTTACCTACGCAGAGTGTTCCTACTTTCGACGGAACGATATCTGAAAGTAGATTAAGAGAATCATCGGTATATTACCTCAATGAATCGGCATCGTTACAAACATCTGTTTATGATAGTAGAGAGGGTAGATTCTATGTCACCGCATCAGTCCGTTATGGAAATCGAAGCTCAGCGGATGAACCTACAAAATTTTTCTCAGAGGCAATTTATGAGTTCGTAAGTGGTTCTCAATTTTCAGAAAGATATGAGATAAAGGATTTATTTTTCTCAGCATCATCTGGCCAAGACCAATATGATTCGTTTTTATCAGGTTCATCAAAACCAACAACTTCCACAAATGGTGGGGCACACTCATCCTCTTTTTCACCATCACCTTTTGAACCTATATCTAGAACTACAACCGCACAAAGAAGATTATTTTTTGAAGGAATAAAAAATACACCTGAAACAACGATTGGTGCAGTAGGTGGTAATTATAATGTCCAATCAACCGACCCAATTGAGGTCTTTGGGACGGCACCGACTGCTGTGGCTAAAGCACCTCCAGGTTTAGGTGGAGATTCTAGATTGGTAATCAATAAGAGCGATAACGTTAGACAAGCAGATAGAAGATTTGGTAGTGGAGCAGGTTTAACTTTACCTTTACCTCCAGCACAAGTTCCTGAACCAGAAAGTGAATCACAATTTGATGAATCCGAAACCGCTGGTATAGCACCCGAATATATAAATACATCGAATGAGGGTGAAACCGAAATAGACATCTCTCCAACATCTGAAGATAGAGTGAATAATCCTGAGCGCTATTATGAGGACAGATTTACAGGTGGGGAGGATAACTTTGGGAAAGGATAACTTTGAAACATAAAAAAATGGTATAAAATTAATTAACACAATATTTATATAAGAAGTGTTTTAAGGTATCAAAAAGAATTTTTCGAAATCATATATTTATACATAATGAGGAGATTAAAATATGGGTTTTCTTGAC